GTTGAACGTTGTGTTAATACTAACACATTTCAATTATTTAGTCAAGTAAAACTGTATTATGTGATACAGTTTTATAATTGTCTACCATGTCGGTCAAGAAGTTTAACTGTATTGAGATTGGACTTCTCTCGTTTCTTAATCTTTTTATACTCTTTTATAATCTTGTCCACTTCTGAAACAGGAACCTTAACCTTTAACTCCTTCTCATCATCCTTTCCAACAAATCCAAGGCCACCCTTCTCTACTACTTCCATTTGATCAACATATTCATTTATCCCTTCCTGTATTTCAGCTCTGATGAGTTGATTAATTTGATCTCTTAGTAATTCTTCATTCTTCACTTCTTCTTCCTCTTCTTAGGTGGTGTTGGTTGATTTACTCCATCAAAAGTTCTTGGACTCACTATTCCACTAGTCCAAGTAATAGATTGAACATTTTTATATGTATCATAATAATGGTCAAATATTTCTACAAGACCAGAACCTCGTGTAACATCATACTTAATCTCTTCCTTCTCTTTATAAGTTACTAGAAAAGAGTCAGATGGTAATTTCTTATCATCTGCTTTATTTCTTTCACATTTTTCATGTAGTACTTGCACTGTCATCCTCCTCTACCACCCCATGTAATATCTGGATAGGCCTGTATAACACTCTTCTTCGGAATAGCATACTTAGATTCAAGATCTTTATCTTTTATAAGACATAAAATTTCAGCATCTAATGGATGAAGACCCTGAAGAAGTTGAATAAACATAGTCTCTCTACGAAGACCATTCAAAGTATCATTACCACCCTTAATAAAGTTATAGAGTTTAGTCCATTCTCTACGTAGAGTAGTATGTCCTTGATTAACATTAGTAGTTTGATGATGTGCCAAGGTACTAACTTGTTGATCAATTCTAGTACTTAATGATCCAGTAGTATTCTGTTCATCTTCCATACTCGAATAAGGAACTTCACCTGGTGGTAGCAAACTGACCACACTATCATCATAATTCCAAATAAGCAATGCCTTTAATGAATCATGTTCATACTTTTGCAATGCTTTAACCTTTCCTGCATTTGTTTCCTGCTTTGATACAACATCAAATACTTCAAACGTAAATGGATTAGTTGGAAGATCTGGTATTGGGCTAGCAGTCTTTCTTGCAGTTGTCTTAGGAGTCGTACTGACTTTCTTCTTAGTTGTAGATGTCTTTCTTGTACGTACAACTGGTTTAGTCGTCGTCTTCGTCGTTCTCTTCGCTGGTGTCATGTTGTTCAAACCTCACGGCTAAAATTTCATCTGGTATTAAATTACCATTTTGGTCATACATCTCTGGGTGAGTGTACACTACTTGGGGTGTTGTCTCGTATGAATGTTGTCTTGCCATCCATCCTATCATACCTCCTACCAAAAGTGCAAGTAACGACACTACTGTCGTAAGGGTAAGCGTTACTACTAACGTCTCCATGATGCTCCTCCACTGGTTGTTTTTGGTTTCTTAATGCTTAAAGAAACCTCAAAGGTGAAACGTATCTCTCTTTTGAGGAGAGAGACCATTTTCTCTACCCTTAGAAAAAAGGGTTTGACCTTTTGAGGTTTTGGTCTTCCTCCTGCTAATACTAATTCTACTCCTCTATTTATTGGAAGTTTAGACGAGGTTGTTTTCTCTGAGGTACTTGACTGTTTCATTACAACCTCCCAATTTTTTTCCATTCAAAACGATTTGAGGAAACGTAGTTCCTTCTCCAAACTCTCCATAAAAACTAGGTCTATTAAAGTCTTTATCCAAAGTGTAGATTACATGGTTTAGTTTTGCTAATTCTAGCACCTCTACAATCTTAGTGCAATAAGGACATCCGACTTTAGAATAAATCGTAAAATTTTTAAGATCCATAACCCTCTCTTCTGGTTCTAAATTTCCGTGCATAATTCATAAATCTCCGAAATTTTATTTAGTTGCTATCGCATTAGCATAATCTTTATCAAAGATTTCAATACCAACATCAGTAAGAACATGATCATACATCTTAGCAAAGATTGCTGGTGGCATTGTTACGATGTCTGCACCCTGTGCAAATGAGTGCTCAACGTCTCCAACAGACCTTATAGATGCAGATAGTATCTCAGTCTCCTCATAAGGATTAAACTCCTTCCACGTTGGACTCAAGACCTCTCTGATTCTCTTGATGAGATTACATCCACCAAATCTTTGATCATCCACACGACCAACGAATGGTGATAAGTATCTTGCACCTGCCTTAGTTGCTAATACTGCCTGAGATACACTGAAGATTAGTGTAACATTAACATCAATACCTTCTTCAGCAAGATCCTTACAGACTACTAATCCATCTGGTGTGCAAGGAACTTTAACAGTGCATTGATCTCCAAACTTATCATACAATCTCATTCCCTCATTAAACATTTCCTTATCGCTACCAACAACTTCCATGCTTATATCAGGAATTCCAAGTTCAGCTAACTGAAGATACACATCTTCTGGTTGCTTACCACTCTTCAATATAAGACTAGGATTGGTGGTGATACCATCAATTAATCCTGTTGTGAAATGTTTTTCAATTAATTGAGTATCTGCTGTATCTAAAAAGATTTTCATAAGAAGAAATTAACTAAAGTATCTATCTATGTGTCTAAGTATAACACAGCATTTTTGAGGATGTCAATATTATATTTAAATTCTCTCAATCCTTTATCACAACTCTGACATATATCCTTCTTTAATTTCTTATTCGATATACCACACACCTTGCATGTACCCAATTTATATTTCTGTTTACTTCTCTTCTTTATACGTTCCAATGTACAAGTCTTACACTCATAGGAATATGAAGATGCAAGTCTTGCATTCTTACGATTTTTATAATAGTCAGCAAGAAGACTTTTAGATACTCCACAAGTTCTACAGATTCTATCCTCCAAAAGAAGATGCTCGGTATCTAATTGATCTTCAAAATCCACTAGTCTTCTATAACTTCATTATCTCTATCTATCTGTTCTGATAACTTTTGCTTTGCTGCAATCACAGCTGCCAATCTTTGTTCTAGTCTATCAGCAACACGAGTATACATCTTCATTTGAAAATCCCTATACTCTTTAATTGTCTTCTTTACTTTACAGAACATTGCTCTTAATATAATGTAATATTATTTATCATAAAAAAAGACCCCCGAAGGGGTCTTTAGGGTGTTCCGACTGTAGAGACACACGAAAGGTCTCAGTGGTATTTATTAACCAACAGAAGGAGCAACAAGTGCAACCTGTGTTGACTCAGTAGATGCTAAGTCAAGTGGGAAGTTGTGTGCATTTCTTTCATGCATAACTTCCATACCCAAGTTTGCTCTGTTTAGAACATCACCCCAAGTAGGAACAACCTTACCAGATGAGTCTACGACAGACTGGTTGAAGTTGAAACCGTTAAGGTTGAATGCCATTGTGCAGATTCCCATTGAAGTTAACCAAACACATATAACAGGCCATGATGCAAGGAAGAAGTGAAGACTTCTTGAGTTGTTGAAACTTGCATACTGGAAGATTAATCTACCGAAGTATCCATGTGCAGCAACAATATTATAAGTTTCTTCTTCTTGTCCGAACTTGTAACCGTAGTTCTGAGAATCTAACCCAGTTGTTTCTCTGATTAGAGAAGAGGTAACAAGTGAACCGTGCATAGCACTGAATAATGCTCCACCGAACATACCTGCAACACCTGCCATATGGAATGGATGCATAAGGATGTTATGTTCTGCTTGGAATACGAACATGAAGTTAAACGTACCAGATATTCCAAGTGGCATTCCGTCAGAGAATGAACCCTGTCCGAAAGGATATACTAAGAATACAGCAAAAGCAGCAGATACAGGTGCAGAATATGCTACACAGATCCAAGGACGCATACCTAAACGGTATGATAACTCCCACTGTCTGCCCATGTAAGCAGAGATTCCAATAAGGAAGTGGAAGATAACCAATTGATATGGACCTCCATTGTACAACCACTCGTCTAGAGTAGCAGCTTCCCAGATGGGATAGAAGTGTAGTCCAATAGCATTGGAAGATGGAACGACAGCACCAGAGATGATGTTGTTACCATACAAGAATGAACCTGCAACAGGTTCACGAATTCCGTCAATATCGACGGGAGGAGCAGCTATAAAAGCAATGATGAAGCAAGTAGTTGCAGCGAGTAAACATGGAATCATTAGAACTCCAAACCAACCAACATAGATTCTATTCTCTGTTGATGTTACCCACTCGCAAAACTGCGGCCATCCTGCTAATAAACCTTGCTCTCTTTTTTGAAGAGTTGTCATTAGTCCAACTTTAAGTAGGGCCGACAGGGTAATCAGCGAAACTTAGGTGTCCTTCAGAACCCTAACCTGAAGGTAGGATGAGAGATATTATAACCCCATGATCTCGGTTAGGGGGAATATAAATGTCCGAAGACACTAATATTATATAGGCTGTGTTAAGTTATGTCAAGAACTATGTGACAGTTATTATTTTGGTTTTCTTGCTGCTTTCTCTACGTTAGCATCTATCTCTGGATTACCAGTCTTAGGCATTGCCTTTGCACTAACAGGATCTAATTTATCATACTTGTATCTCTTACCAAAATCAGGATGCCATCCATCTATCTGTTTTGGTGGTGGTTTATTTGGATATCCTTTAGTTGCTGGTTTATCTTTATAATCAATTACAGTCTTCAATCTCTTAGATACTTTCTTGAATAAAGGATCATTCTCATAAGGTATAGGTTCTTTCTTAGGATTAAGTTTATAATACTCAGCAAATGCTTCCTTCTCTTTATCTTGTGCTACTTGAGCATTCAATTTAGATTGAAGTATAGATGTCTTCTTACCATCTTCATCTTCCATAAAGACAAGAAAGTCTCCATCAACTTCTTCCTTACGAGTAATCTTATTCTTCTTACCACCTAACCAGTAATCATAAAGATAATCATGATCCTTATAATTAGTTGCTAACTTGGCACCCTGCTTCCTAAGTGTCTCTGTCATATAGTCCCAATGATCCATACTTGCACCAACATAATGTAATACTTGGTTCTTCTTCTCTTGAGATTCTCTTGCATTATAATTCTGAGAAGTCTTACCTCTAGTCCATACCTTTTGTGGTTTCTTATATGGTTCTTGTGGTTTAACATCACCAACC